AAAAAGACAAAAGACAAAAGTATACATAAACAAGATATAAAAGTGTCTAAAATTGAAGATAAACAACAAACTACAAAAGTTAAAGAAAATACAAAAGTTAAAAATATAGAGAAAACTTCTAATCCAATAGGATATATTTTAATTATAATTATAATTTATTTAGTATGGCAAAACAGACGGTGGTTTCTACCCGTATAGAAACTAATATTTCAAGACCAGGAGTACATTCAAAAACAAAATCTTCTAAATTAAAATCTTCTAAAAACTATCAAAAGAAATACAAAGGTCAAGGAAGATAAATTTGGCATATAGTTGCCTTCTCCACACTTTGTTTTTTGTTATTTATTTTGTTTCTTTTTGGTTATTTATTTTAATCTTTTTTTAAATACTTATTTTGTTTTTTTGATTACAAGGCAAAGTTACAGGATAAAAAATTAAAACAATACTATTTTAAAATAAAGTTTTTAACTAAAATTGTTAATTTATACTACATATATTTGACAAATGAAAAAGCCAACAAGAAAAAGTTTAGTAATAAAATTAGATACAGTCTTTAGTCAATATATAAGGCGTAAAGATGCTATTAATGATATTGCTACTTGTGTTACTTGTGGTAAAAAAGACCATTATAAAAAACTACAATGTGGTCATTTTCAATCACGTTCACATTATTCAACACGTTGGGATGAACGTAATGTAGGAGTACAATGTTATGGGTGCAATATTTCACGTTCAGGTGAACAATATAAATTTAGTCAATATCTTGGTAATAACTTATCAGAAGAATTACAAATTAAATCAAAGCAAATAGTTAAATTTGCAGATATAGATTTAATAGAGTTGATAGACTATTATACCGAAAAAGTAAACACTTTGTAAAGTTTCTTGTTTTTCTTTGTTTCTAAAGACCCTGTATTAATAGTGCAGGGTTTTTTATTTGTTAAAATTTTGTTAAAGTTTTAAATCATAGTTTTTTATTCAAAATACATTTATATATTTGCTTCATCAAACAAAAACAATTAAAAACAAAAAATTATGGAATTAGAAAAAAAACACAGACAAGTATTATTAAACGAATTAGAAAAAGCAAAAAAAGATTTAAAATTAAATCAAGAATGTTTAGCAGATGTTCATAGGGAAGATTTTAAAAATATTTTTGAAATAGCTGTTTTTCTTGCTACTGAAAGAATAAATTTAATAGAAACAACTTTAATAAATAATGAAATAAATTTTTAATTAAAACAAAAAAAACAAATATTATGAAACAAACATTAAAAAATTTCGGATTGGCTTTTTTATTATGGGCAGGTTTATTTACAATGCAATTATTAATTAGTAACTTTATTTAAGATGAAAGATTTATTAGACTACAACAGATTTAGAATGGAAGCTATGCAGGAACAAATTTGCAGATTAGAAAGTCACATTCAAGTATTAGAAACATACATATTTGAATTAGCAGATTTAGAATGTCCTGATGAATACAAAACAATAGTTAAAAAAGAAATTTACAACTCAAAAAACAATTAATATGGAAAGCGAATGTTGTGGTGCAGGAGAATGGATTGATGGCACAGGAATATGTAACGAGTGTAAAGAACACGCAGAATTTATAAAAATAGAAGATTAACTTTAAAAACAAATAATATGGCAACAAAAGAATTAACATTAAACAAAAAATTATCTTTAATTCAGAAAGAATTTAAAGCAAGTAAGTCAAAGTTTAACAGCTTTGGAAAATACAATTTTAGAAGTGCAGAAGATATATTAGAAGCACTTAAACCATTTAACGAAAAGTACCAAGTGAATTTTACAATTACAGAATCAATAGAAGAAACACAATTTTTACAATTCCCAATGTTGCGTTCTACAGCTTCTATTAACGATGATTACGATTCTATTTCTGCAACAGCTATAGTTGGTATTGATTTAGAACAAAAAGGAATGCAAATGCCACAAAAGTTTGGTTCTGCATCAAGTTACGCAAAGAAGTACGCATTAGGTAATTTACTTTTAATTGATGATACACAAGATGCTGACGCTGTTAATAAGCACGATAAAGAACCTGTAGCTGATGAAAAGAAGTTTCTAAATAAAAACACTCCTGAATTTAATAAAGCTATTGAATATCTAAAAAATGGTGGTACTTTTGAAGCAATACAATCTAAATACAAAATGCAGGAAGCAGTTCGTGCAGAATTATTAAAAGTTAAATAACATTTTAAAAAAAAATAAGATTATGAAACAAGAAACACTTGAACACGATTCAAAATTTATTGTATTTATTTTAGAAAACGGTGAAGATTGGGTTCAACACTCAATTCCTTTAGATACTTTTGAAAAAGCTGATGATTATTGTCAACAATTTAGATATAAAAAGATGAGTTATTTAATATGTAAAACTTTAAAACAAAGATATAATGGAAAATAATACTACAACGAAACATTTAAAAAGAAATAAGATTATGACACCACCAAAAGAAAAAGCAGAAGAATTAATAGATAGATTTACATTTAATTGTAGAGAATGTGATTATGAGGATAATGCAAATCAATGTTCATTGATAGCAGTAGAAGAAATATTAAACACACTTTATTCTATACCATTTGGCAATGCATTAGATAACGAGTTAGAATATTGGGAAGAAGTTAAACAAGAAATTAAAAACAAATAAACCCGATTGCAAGGATAAGTGCTACAAATATTATGGAAAATTCAAAGTTACAAAAATTAATTGACAGACAAATTTATTTAAATAATATGTTAAGAGCAACCACAGATAACCTTTGTGAAGTAGTTCAAAAAGTTGGTGGGGAAGTACTTATAGAAGTTTACTCAAATGATAAAAAAGAAAATATTCCTTTGCCTCATTTAGAAAATTTAGAAGTAAGTTTAGAATATTACGAACATATTTTAAATGAATTTAGATATTATTTGATTTATTTAGAAAAATTAATTAAATAAGATTATGAAAAAAATAACAAGGTCAGTAATTAAGTTGTCAGAAATACCTGAACACTTACAAAAGAATGAAATATTTAAAGGTCATAAAATATACACTTATGCAGAATTTCATATTGATATAGATTGGGAAGATGAATTAAGTTTATGGTTAATTAAAACCTATCCAACAATAACAAAAAAAATTAGTTTTTTAATTCACATAGACAAATAATAAAACTGAATAGCTGACAACAGTAAAAAAAGGTAAGCAAATTAAAAACAATAATATGAGTGCATTAATTAATGTAAGTTTAAGAGTTGACAAATTACCAAAAGAAAAATTTGTTCAAGGTAAAGATGGTGCTGTTTATTACAACTTTACAGTTGCAGTAAACGATGAATCTAACCAATGGGGACAAAATGTTTCTTTAACAGATTCGCAAACTAAAGAAGAACGTGAAGCTAAAAAACCTAAATCATACTTGGGTAATGGTAACGTAATTTGGACTAATGGAACTATCCAATTAGCAGAGAAAAAAGAAGGCGTTGCTACTAAAGAAGTAGTAGGTGATGATTTGCCTTTCTAAATTTAAATGGGTAGTGTAAAAGCTACCCTTTTTTTAAAAACAAGAAAATAATAATATGGATAAAGAAGCACAAAGATTATTAATGCAAATGTTTGAAGAAGATTGCTTAATAAATCCATTAGAAAAAATAGAATATCCAAAACCTGCAATATCATTTGGCACAAAAAGTTATGATACAAAAGATGGTTCAAAAGAATATCCTGTACCTTTAGGAACTTATGGAAATTTTAGCTTTGTACAAGCACCGCCAAAATCAAAGAAAACATTTTTTGTTAGTTTATTATCAGCAATATATTTAGCAGAACATTTAGAATCATTTTGTGGTGATTTAAAAGCAAATAGAGAAAACAAGCATATAATACATTTTGATACAGAACAAGGTAATTTTCACGCACAAATGGTATTTAAACGCCCTTTAGATATGACAGCTTTAAAAACTGATAAATATCATACTTTAGCATTAAGGCAATTATCATTTAAAGAACGAGTTGATTTTATAGAATATTATCTTTATGACAAATTAGAAGCTAAAGAAATAGGTTTAGTTATAATTGATGGTATTGCTGATTTATGTAGCGATGTAAACAACATTGAAGAATCAAATGCAGTAGTTCAGAAACTAATGAAATGGAGTAA